GATAGAGAGCTTCGAAAGGAGTGCGGCCCCGAATTCCGATGACCCAATTTGACGCGCCCATCCAATCCCGGCCCACCGGAATTTCAATGGCGTGACTGTCCCAGCGGTGTCCGTGGATGTCGTCAAAGGCTACCCAGAATGTTCGGCGACGATCATCTACATAGCCTCGTATCTTAATCGTCATTAAATGCCTCCCCGTATGCGTGCGCCCAGAGGGCTGCGGTGCGGGTCGCGCGCTGTCCGGTCATCATTCTGCGCAAACATGTTCAGCCGGTCCGATCGGGACGTGGCCGTCGCGGGCTTTGCGGCGCGATAAGCGTATTCCACCCAGCGCATCCGGCTTGCGAAGTGCGCCAAGGCCAGACCAATGGCGAAGTCACCATGACGCTTGAGGCCTTTCGTGCCCTCACGGGTGTCCGGCACCCGGGGAATGCCGCGCACCATCTTTATGACGCGCAGATCAGAGACATGATCGTCGCAGGGAATAAGGGCGATCATATCGTCTTCGAACGCCGTTTTAAGGGGCGGCATATGCAGCCGGTACCAGTCCTGGCTGAACTTAATCGCCCAGATCAGGCCGGAGCTTTCCTCGTCCTCCTTAAAGCCGAAGAGCCGGCCCATGTCTTCCGCCACGGTCCAGCCCATACCGGTGGCATCAAAGGCCGCGCCGACCAGGCGCTCGCGGACGCACTCCAGGATGTCGCGTACGATTGCTTTCTGCTCATCGCCGGGCACGCCGCGCATCTCAACCGTCAGCGCTTCGCGGCGTTTCAGGTTTGCTTCGATTGCCAGCAAGGTGAATACCGAAAGGTCCGCGACGCGGGCAAAGTCGAAACCGCCCGCATAGCGCGGCGTCATACTAAGATCACGGAGTTCAGCCGCGAGATCTTCCATGAACGGGGCCAGCAACGCGGCGCGGCTGACGCTATCGCGCTGGAGGTAGTCTGCGGGCAGCTCCAGCGTTAGCACCTTGCCCGGCGCCGTCATCCGCGCCTCGATCAGGGGGGCCGTCAACCAGGTGCCCGATCCCATCGACGCGACGCAGTAAAGCTCCTGGTCAGCGCTGGAGCCGTAGAAATCTATGATCGACTGCCGCCAGGCGGCTTCGCCTTCCGGTGTCCAAGTGTTGCCGTTCACCAAACAGATGCGATTGTAGAGGCCATCGTTCAGAGCCTCGTCTAGATCGATGCGCATGTGATGGCCGGGTTTGCGGCCCGCCAGCATGTCCTGGATGTAGACGTTGAAGGGGTTCTCCGTGCCGAAGTGCGTGCTGCAGACAACAACCTGGCCGCCCCACATCAGGAAGGCCATGGCGGCCTCAATCAGCGTCTCCAAGCTGTCGACGAAGGCAGCCTCATCAATGATCACGACACCCTGCTTACCGCGCAAGCCGCGCGGGGCAGAGCTGAGGGCGATGATCTCGAACCCGGACGCGAAGCGTATCCGGAAAGCCTGAATGGCCTTATCGCCGCTGTCGTCGCCTTCATCGAACAGGAAGGCTTCTTCGGCAGCTGCTGCGACGGAAAAGGCGCGGGCCCACATTGCGCATGCGTCGATGAACTCGCGGGTCATCTCGCGGCTGTAGGAGATGTACATGACATCCATGCCGCCAGCGGCCTTCTGCTTACCGGCGCGCAGCACGGCGTAGGCCGCCAGGCCCCATGTCAGGCCGATCCGGCGCGACTTCTCGATAAACAGGACCTGTGTGCCGACGCTGTCCAGCAGCCCCACGGTGCGCTGTTGGTAAGGCAGCAGGACGGCAGGCAAGCCAACCTTGTCCACAATCTCCGGAATGGCGGCCGTCGCGTCCCGGCGTGCCTGCTCCCATTCCCTCTGTGTGACCGGGGCGGTCATGCGCTCGTCCAGTAGCCGCTGCGCAGCCACCCGTGCCAGTGGTCGACCATATGAACCGATGGATGCAATGTCGGCTCGGACCGCAGCCCGTTCCAGCGCCAGCTTGGCCGGCTATCGTCCGGCTTGTGACCGTCGCCGACCAACAGTCGGCTTTCGGTGCCGCAGCCGCAGGGGCAATAGTAGATGAATTCGGACAGATCGTGCCGCTTGCACGGCTCAAGGCGGAAGCTACCCGGCGATCGGGCCCGCTCGAACTCAGCGCGGTCACGGTACCACAATGCGCGCAACATCATGACGTCACTCCGAGGATTTCAGCTTTCACTTTATCGGCGACTTCGCGAGTCATACCAACAGCTTTAGCGGCCGCGTTGACGGCCCCGTCGACCTTGCTGGCAAACTCGACTTCTTCCTTGCGGCGACGATCGCTGGACAGGTTGAGTCCCTGAATGGTTTGGCGATAGGCGCTCGCCAGTTGCATCACGTCCTTGGCCTCGACGGCCTCTTCGTCGGCGCCGGCCACGATTTGAAAAACTAGCGCCTTAATCGTCTCGCCGGTGATCATCGCCAGATCGTCGCTACTCTTGGCGTCGAACTTGTCGGAAACTGAGGCAACGATCTCGCGCGTCTGGTCAATCCGGCGGGTCAGCTTCGCCTGGCGCATCGAGTAGCGGTTAAAGGACGAGAAAGACGGGATCTCGAACTCAAGCGCGCCTCCGTGCGCTGCCATTAGCTCTTCACATTGGCTGACAAAGTCAGCGTAGATTTCTGTCTGGGTGAGGTCCCGCGATGAGAGGGCCTGCGCGGCCCAGCTGATGATGTGGTCCGCCTGCTTGGGGAGCAGGTCGATCGATGAGAGCCGTCCGCGTCCCTTTGCCATAATCTTATTCCCGCGGCCGGCTGGGACGCTTCACGCCGACGATCAGCTGCCGGCTGTGGACGTGCGCTTCGCCTTTCTCGGTCAGCTGCGCGATGACTGCAGTGCCGGCCTCGGTCAGACGGATGGCACCGCCTTCGGTCTTGAGCCAGTTTAGCTGGGTGCGCAGGTACTCGCGGGAGCGGTTGATCGCGAAGGCCTCAAGGACGTGCATGAGCATGGCGTCGGACAGGCGGCCGTTGTCTTCGTCGTTCAGCGCCTTGAGGATGATCAGACGGGCCTCGGCATCGTATTGATCGCTGTAGCCCGCAAAAATGTCAGTCATCGTGTTGTGCCCCCTGAGAGCCGGATAAAGTGATCTTCCAGACGCCCCACGGCGTGGCCGGTGGAGTTGGTAGTGCGCTCGACAAGTTGGATTTTGCCGTCGAGTTCGACCAGCAACAGCTGCAAAGCATGCAGTTCGTTACGGCTGGGCATGTGTTCCATCTCGCCCTCGACGCGGGCCAAGCGATTGTCGATCGTGCCGAGCTTGTCTGAAAGTACCTTCAGCGCATCGGCTGAATCGGATTTCTCCTTCCGGTCTTCAACCTGCGAGAACCAGCCCTTCGAGCGTGCAATGACCCCGCCGATGACGACCGCCATGGAAAGGATGCTGGCGGCGATCTCGCCCTTGGCCGCTACGATGGCGTCGTAGAAGTTTTCCATCCGAGGAACCCTCCGACTAAAGCCGTGACAACCGTCAGCCCGACATAATTTGCGCCAGCGGTGGTCATGATCCCCGCAGACCAGAAGTTGACCGTGACGGCTGCCCAGCAGCCAGCGGCGAGTGCCATGGCGATGAAACGTTGCTCTTTGATAAAGCGGTGGCGCAGTATCATAGCGCTTGCCTGCAACAGCCCGACGAGAAGGAATATCGAGATCCAAAGCGGCGCGCCCAGCGACTGAAAGGTCGCGTAGCTGTCGCGCGTCAGCAGGTCGGGCGTCGCCGCGAAGACGAACGCCCAGGCAAGCAGGTTCCACGCCGAGAAAATCTCGATCAGGCGGAGCGGGTCACTGAAAAGGTACCCAAAGAGCGATGTCAGAAAACGTGCTGGCATCTCAGCCGACAGCCACTTGAGCGACAGCCTTAATACGACCGTAAATCGCGATCGCGCCGGACACAGTAGCAACGATGCCAGTGATTAATTCACCAATCTGGGCAGCGTTCTCGGGGGAGGCGATATAGGCCACAACATTCGCCACGCCGATGGCAACGGCACCAATGCCGCCCCAGATAGTCTTGGATTTAAGCGGGCTTTTAGGTCTCGGATCGAGCATGGTCAGACGTCCTTATGTTCAGGCGGATGAGGGGGTGGTTTCGGTATGGCAAGAGCGGCGGCCACGAGCAGCGCCAAAAGACCTCGCCGCATCAGGCGTAGGTCTCGACAGCTGATGTGTATCGATCGACGATCCAGCCTTCCTGACCGGCGTAGATGACCTTCAACCAGTCGGTGCCGTCGAAGCTGCCCCGCTTCAGGACAGGGACGCGGGTGTCATCGGGCAGGGTTGTGATGACATTCGGATTAAAGCTCGGCCACCGGCGGATATTCAGCGTTTGCCCGGGCGTGTCGGTTGTGACCCATTCCTCGGGAGTTACGCCGGTTGCGACGTCATCCGCTGCGGTTTGTGCGGGCTCTTCACGGCCCAGCACGTGGGAGCGGACGCTGTCCATCGGAAACAGAGGATTTGGATCGACCTTGCGACCGGGTGAGACGTACCAGTGACCCTGAATGTCCTGCAGCGTCGGGATGTAGGCAAACAGCGCAGGCAGTAGCTCGAGTAAGGTCGTGATCTGCGCTTCCGTGTAAGGCATCCAGAGATGTGCGCCGTGCTCCTTCGTCTCTGCGAACACAATGCCTTCTTCGGCCTTATTGAACGTCTGGCCAAACCATGCGCGCGCCTCGGTCGGATTGGCCGACGTCAAATAGCCCGTATTCACGATCTCGATACCGATCGCGAAGTCGTTGCAGTTCTTGCGGCCGTGGTAGGTGGACACCCCGGCATGATTGGCCCGGCGGTTCACTGGCACTTGCTGGGTCAAAGACCCGTCGCGATCCAGCACGAAATGCACGCTGACCTTGGCGGTATTGTCCGCGAGATAAGCGGCGGCGTTACCCTTCTCGAGCCGGCTGGCAGTGTCATGCAACACGACAAGTGTCGGCACGATGACGCCGCCGGTCCAACGTGCCTTTTTGAACGGCACGTCCACGGCGCGGTGATTGGAGAATTTCATGGGAGGGGCACCCGATTATGAAGAATAAAGCGCCGGTGGCGCTGTCTCTTCAAAATGCCCGTTCGGGCCGAGCGGATTAACCCGCAAGGGCTTGCGGGTGCGGGAAGGAGGTTCAGATTAGGGGGAGCTGTCGGTCGTCAATTGGCTTGAGCCGCTTTAGGTATGACCGAACCGTAACGTCGCTGACGTGCAGTCTGCGGGCAATTTTGGCTACGGGCAATCCCCTTTGCCACAACACCATCGCAAGCCATGGTTTTGCAGTTGGCACGCGGCGCGGCATGTCACGGTCAGATGCAACTTTTGCCAGAGCCGTTGCCTTTTCCATGCCGATGGCCTGAACGACCTGAGAGCGTTCTGTCGGGGTCTCTGCGAGGTAGAGCTCGGCCCCGCCGAAGGTCAGCAGGAAGTCGACCGCGCCGTCGGTGCCTAGCACATCGACATAGCCCTCGACATGGGCCGGAGTGCGCAAGTCCGTCATGCGAACTTCTCCGCCTCGTTGCCCCAGACATCACGGCCCTCCCAGGGCTCGCGTGCGAAGAGTTCACAGCCCCAGACATCGGGCAACAGCGCGTCGATCATGGCGCGGGCTTCGGGGGGCTTGCGTGAATGCTCGCGGCGCTCCGACTCGATCAAATTGCGGATGGATCGGCTGCGATATTTCGGGGCACCGATGGTGCCGATCAGGAATGGCTCGGTCGCGGAACGCAGTACATAGCCGGTGCCAAAGCAGCGCTTGCCCGTCGCGGTCGTTTTGGTCCAAGAGCCGCCAGTTTTATAGGTGAAGCCCCATGCCGACATCAGGGCCGTGGCCTGCGTCAGATGCGGCCAAGT